GAGGCACGCCTGCTGTATTCGTAGATACACCCGGGTTTTAATCGATATGGAGATGTTCCTCCGTCGTGGCGTCGCTGTGGTCGCCGTGGTCGCCGTGGTCGTCGCCGTGGTCGCCGTGGTCGTCGCCGTGGTCGCCCCCGTCGCGATTATCAATACCATTCGCGTAATAGTGTTTTCCAACCTGGTTCAAGTTGGATAACATCAGTCGCCAAGCAGTAAAATAAGAATGCTCGGTGTATGTTAGATGCTTTGCCCATTTCTTGCAAAATTCGCGAACATATGGCGCGGCAAGTGCATTCTTATACTGTGGCATTGACGGAAATAAATGATGCTCGATTTGAAAATTGAGATACCCCATAATCCAAGTAACAAGCGCAGAATTCGTCGAAATATTTACCGTGTGTTGAATTGCGTATTCGAACCAAAGTAGATGTTTATCCTCTGGAACAACGCGGGTAAACGAATGTGATAGAGAGAAGTGACCGAATAAGTAGATGAAGTTCCAAAAATTCAACACCATTCCAAGAAAATAAGAATACACTAGTCCATATTGTGCATACGTCGAAAAAATATAGGGATATACAAGATGCAACGTGGCCATACAAACCAGTTCAAAACCAGAATCAAGTTTCGTCTCTATTGTTCTTGCTGTATTCAAACGCATCAACACCTTCCGTGGATGAAGATAGTATATCCAAAATAGATGAACAAGTATTCCATTGACGACGGGTAAAAATGTCCACGCTTGGAAACGCATCCACCACCGGTTCATAAATCGTGCGCTTGCTTTTCCGTTTAGATTGTCTTCGAAAGCGCGGTTGAAAAACGCAACGAACGGTGTGGTATCCAAATCAATATCGTATTTGACTTTCTGCGGTGTCGCGTGGTGTTTCTGATGCATTGAATTCCATACCGATGAGCTTGTACCACCACCGAACCCCATTGTGAATGTTTGAATTGCGCGGTCGATATGGCGGTTACCGGTGAAACTGAGATGCCCGCATTCGTGCTGAACCCATCCGCAACGCGTCTTAAATACTATGAATGAAATCATAGAAGCATAGATATTATACGCTGCTAGCCCTGTGCCTAAAGCAAAATAAAATAAGAGTTCCATCATTCGAAAATAGACATGGATATAATCCGGTTCAAATAATCCTTTCTCAATGAGGGTGGCACGCATCTCTCGGTAGTCAGCGGTCATCTCTCGCTGTTCTTGTGTCAGGTCGGCGTCGGTGTCGGCGTCATCGCCACGATATACTGGCAACGACCGAAGTAGCTTTTTTGCCAAAGGTGACCGATAATGAAACTCGTTGAATGTGTCTGTTGAATCTGGAGTATTCTTAGCATAATTGATAATATTTCCACCGGGATGCTTGAAATCGGTGATGTCGTAGGTCACGCCGTCGACCGTCATTCTATTCGATGAAGTCGACATAATATATAATAACAATAGTTATGTTTATATCGTAATATTATATAAGTGTAAAATTACATTATACGAATGAGCAGTATACAAAATGTTTCATCTACCCAAATTATCAATGAATTTCTCTCTGGATTAACGATTGCTTTACTACTCATTCCGGAATCTATCGCGTTTGCCTTTATTATGGGTCTATCACCCAAAACTGGTATTCAGAACACGATGGTAATGTCTCTCATTACTTCATTATTCGGAGGTATGCCGACAATGATTTCGGGCTCAACAGCAGCAGTAGCAACATCTATCGCTGGTGTGAGCTCGCTCGTCGGGAAGGAATATATAATTCCAACGGTAATTATTGGTGGTTTTATACAAGTTTTAGCAGCAATTACCGGGTTATATAAGTATGTGACTTATGTTCCGAAACACATTATGTCCGGGTTTTTGGTAGCATTGGCAGGTCTAATTGCTGTTCATCAACTCGATAATTTCAAGGACAAAGAACACAAATGGTTTACGGGACTTAAATTGGCGAATACAACCTTATTCACGATTATATCTACATTAATCGCGTTTTTTGGTGTAATTAAAATAACACACAGTAAAGACCAGCACATTCATATTCCAGGAGGACTAGTTTCTATGTTTGCGATTACAGCATTTATTTTTATTTTTACGAAATACTATGATATCGAGCGAGTGAAAAATGTCGGAGAGATAAAATCAGAACTGCCCTCGTTGATTTCTCTCGACGGATTATTTTCGGATAAAATACAATATGATATTGAACACATTGGGAAGATAATCCCTTTTTCTCTGGCAATGGCGTTTACTGGGCTATTAGAGTCAATGATTATGGTGAAAGAGGCCGAAACTACATTGGGAGTTAAAGGTGATTCGTATCGCGAGAGTCTTGTTCAGGGTATTGCAAATATTGCAACAGGACTGACTGGCGGTTTTGGTGGATGTGTCCTAGTAGGACAAAGCAAGTTGAACTTAGTAAATGGTTCGAAAACCCAATTTTCGTCTGTAATAACTAGTGTCCTTTTTATTGTGATATGTTTATTCTTTATAACTGCTATCAATGAAATACCGATTGCTGCGGTCGTCGGTGTTATGTTGCTGGTTGTATATAAAACCGGTGACTGGGATAGTTTATTTAAACCACAGTCATTTGACCGTCGGTGGGTCATCACGGTCATTACTACTATTGTAGGGTTTATGTCAGGAAGTTTGACGTTAGGAGTAATCGTTGGGGTAGTTCTAGACAAGATGGTTACAATGAGCGTATAAATTGTTAGTTATTTATTCAAATACTAATGAATCAATGTATAAACATAAAATTGAAATCGTTATGTTTATATTTCACTCGTGGCATCGTTCGTTCATTCGTTCATTCGTTATTATGTCTACCTCTGTTGAATCCGTCGCCTCCGACTCCGTCGTTCTTCATCTGGAACGTAAACCCTCCACCTCTGAAGAATACTGGCCTTTAACTATCGACGCGGTGAATGCCTGCGATATATCATTCCTCAACGACAAATGGTCAGAGGGTATGGTGAAAGACGGCATGCGTTCAATTATTCGCGTCGGCCAATTGCCTGAGATTAAGAATAAAGAAATCGATGTGTGGAAGCATCTCTCCGAATACAGCCCGCCCGCCGACCGAGGATTTATGTTCAGTTATGGCGAAGACAAAATCGTGACACTTGTCGGCGACAATATGGAAACTGGACACTCCGGTGCTAGTATGGGATGGACCATGCGTCAAATCGAGTTCATCGCGAAGAACGGCATTCCAGCGTATCGAGAGAGGTTTCTTCACCGGAATAATTAGGTAATGTATCTACATTGATAAACAAGTGAGTATTCTTACCGTTATTTAAGAATTTCGCTGCTAGAGCCGCGTGTTTCTTGTATTTTTTATATGTGATTTTATATTCATCGAAAATCGGAGTATGGATTTCATTCGCCGGGATATGCCCGTGAACCGACCGCGAAATCATCTTATACAGTTTGAAATCGGGGTATCTCTCTTCACCACTCGATTTATAAAGAACATTGCGCCCTTTATCATCCATCGTCCATTTCACAACGAGTTTGATAATCGGGTCGGTTTTACACAGTTTTTCGACCTTGCGTAGGTCATATACAAAATAGTCGAATAAAGCGCAGGCCAACCGGCATAAATCAAAACTGAAGTTTGGTTCGACTGTTGGCTTATCCGGATTATAAAACGGGGGGAAATTATATTGCGTGGCAGCATCGCCTTTCGGGTGGAAACTGTCGCTACATATAAGCTCTCCGCGGAATTTGTATATTGCACGACCGAAATCGATGATTTTGAAAATACGACCGTAGGTCGGGACTTTATAATACTGACCTTCGAATAAGTAATAAATGAACTCTTCCGTTGTTTCGATGAACATTATATTATTCGTGTGAAGGTCGTTATGCGTGAAAGCGAACATTTTCTGATAGATGACAAGTGTCATAATCACTTGGAATAGAAGCGATGTCCATTCTTCTTTCGTGAGTTCATCGTGCATCATAATATTGTCAAGTGTGCTTACACATTTTTCGAGTAATATCGCTTGAATGGGGAAGTCTTTGATTTTTACGATGATTTGTTCATCGTCACTGTAGTCTGAATACTCGCTTCCGCTTCCGCTTCCGCTTTCGTCGCGGTCGCTGCCACCGTCGCTGTCGCTGTTGCTGCCGTCGCTGTTGCTGCCGTCGCTGCCACCGTCGCTGCCGCTGTCGTCGTGGCGGTTATTACCCGCGTCTTCTTTCGACGTATTGTCGACGTCGCTGTCGATGTCGTCGTCGCCGCTGTCGCTCTCCATTGTTGTATACGATGAATTGGATTGCGATGTTTCACTGTCGCTGTCGCTATCACTGTTCCTGTCGTTATTGCGTGGTGTTTTATTACAATTGCGTATATCTATATCTGTCTGGTGTGTATCGAAGTCATCCATATTTATTTCTACGATGTCGAGAGACGTCGATAATACAGGAACTACTTCTTCGGCAGATAACGACGCCGTCGCCGTATCCGTATCAGCCACCGTAATCTCAATATCATCTTCCGTAATTTTAATGGGCACGTTGTTCCCTTTGTGTAACACCGGGTTCAGCTTATTACGAAGCTTCATCCATTTATTATTACCACTATTCGTCATACTCGTTTCATCGTCGCCAAACTGCGAATAATCTATCGTAAAACGCTCGTTTTCATAGGTATTAAAAAATGAACAATCTGCCAAATAATCAATATCATCGAATACATTCGTCGAGAATTCGCGTTGCTTACAAAGGTAGCTGCCATAATAATCAAGACCGTGGACAATCCCGTGGGTATGAAGAGCACAACTCGTTAAATAGGAGAAAAATCCGTCAACATACGACGAATTATTGGTATTGAGCATTTTTTCTTCACAGGTATCTGGTGTAGAATCGTATTTAGGAAGTGATGACTTCGCAGCCAGGGTCGGTTCATATTTGCCTGACAAATATCGTATCGGGTCTAACAGCGGTGAATACTTCACAAACATCGGGACATTTATCGTGTTTCCTGAATCATCGCCTATGACCGTTTCCAAATGGTTTAGTGAAGAATTACGGGGTTCGTCGTTTGCTTCCGCTTCACCTCTTTTTTCAGTTTCCATAATTCGCGACTGATGCTCAATGATATTTTGTAAATAATAATGCTGGTTCAATTGTATGTTGTTGTAGTTTGTCTCGTTGATATCGAAAAAACGCCTGTAAATCGGAATATAATTCTGGATATCATACAATAAAGCACTATCTATCTTCTCCGGCGTGTATTTATGTTTACGGTAGTGAAGTTGGAATAGCGTCGGCGTCGGCGTCGGTGGCGGCGGCGTAGCCATTTTTCCTAAATGACGGATGACGGATGACGGATGATAATATGATTGTTCGATAGAAGTTTTATATTGGTTTTAAACGGGCGTGCTTCGTGTAAAGTTTCACAAAATAATATATATCATTTGTATTACTACACTTCAAGGTTCGTCGATAATGAATTTAGAGCTCGCCAAATTCGATATGAAGGCAATCAGCTTTCGTCCGGATGAAAATAAGGGCCCAGTTATCGTGCTCATCGGGCGTCGTGATACCGGTAAAAGTTTCCTCGTCCAGGACTTAATGTTTCATCACCAAGACATTCCTATCGGCACGGTTATCTCCGGGACAGAAGCCGGCAACGGTTTCTTCGCCGCCCATGTGCCAAAACTATTCATACACGACGCTTATAACACAGCAATCATCGAGAATATTCTCAAACGGCAAAAGGCAGTTCTAAAGCAGGTAAAAAAGGAAATGGATACATACAAGAAATCGTCCATTGACCCGCGCACATTTGTCGTTTTGGATGACTGTTTGTATGATAACAAATGGACGAAGGATGTGATGATGCGCCTCCTCTTTATGAACGGACGTCATTGGAAGATAATGTTAGTCATCACAATGCAATATCCCCTGGGTATCCCTCCAAATCTCCGCACGAATATCGACTACGTTTTTATCCTCCGTGAACCATATATTGCGAATCGTAAGCGAATCTACGACAATTATGCTGGTATGTTCCCTACTTTTGAGAGCTTTTGTCAGGTGATGGACCAGTGCACTGAGAATTATGAGTGTTTGGTCATCAATAACAACGCGAAATCGAACAAATTACAAGACCAAATCTTCTGGTATAAGGCACAACAGCACGGGCCATTCAAGCTGGGCAGTAAGGAGTTCTGGGAAATATCGAAGAATCTCGGTTCTGATGATGAAGGCGAACAGTCGTATGACCCTAATGCTGCGAAAAACAGTAAGGCGCCGAAGATTAATGTCAAGAAGAGTAAGTGGTGATGTGAAAGTTGCTTCGCAATTCGGGGTAGCGGTTTCTGAAATTAGCATTCAATAGAAAACCGCTTTTGTTATAACAAAATCGACTTTACAAATTAGCATTTAATCATAATTCTTGCTTTTCATTTACAAACGCAAGTATTGTTTTGACATACAATTACATAATAATGCTTTTTATTTTAAAAGCAACTAATCTATTATGACCCGCTTTCATAAAAACCGCTTTACATCCATAAAGCGAAAACAACTTAAAGACATACGTATATACATAGTATAACATACGCTGATAACGATGTCCTCTGCTTCTTCTGCCTCCGCCAGCTCTTCCGCAACCCTCAACATTGTTGAACTCATCGAAAAAAATCCGATTACAAAGTTGTCTCAAAAATATAATAACCTCCTTCTCAATAAACTCCAAGAAAACTTCAACACATTCGAACAGCAATTGTTTGTTGCTAGTTTTTATTGTTACCTCAATTATGATAAGAATACTGATTATATCGTTGATTTGGATGATGTATGGAAATGGTTGGGTTTCGCACAGAAAATAAACGTTAGAACATTGCTCGAAAAAAACTTCAAATTTAACGTGGATTATACGGTTACCATCCCAGAATTCAAAAAATTAGAAGAACAAGAAAATACATGTAATGGAAGTGATGAAGAACAAGTAACCGAAGAGGGGGGCTCTTCGAAACCAAAAAATGGCGGTCAAAACAAACAAACTATCAAACTCACAATCCGATGCTTCAAACTTCTCTGTCTTAAAGCACAGACCAAGAAAGCAGGTGAAATCCACCAGTACTATATGAAAATGGAAGAAACTCTTCACCAAATCCTTGATACTGAAACCAGCGAACTCCGCGCACAACTCGAACAATCCGCCGCCCAGCTCGAACAAAAGAACGAAGTCATCAGCACTCTCAACCAAGCCACCATCACCCTCACCCAAGAAAAGAAACGCGCTATTGAACAAACTCTTATCACTCAATTTCCGGTGAATACTCAAACAATTTACTTCGGCACCATCGACAATACCAACGCTGACAACGAGAAACTTATCAAATTCGGACAGACCAACGACCTCGCTACCCGCGTCGCACACCATCACAAAAAATACAATAATTTTATTCTCGCCGCCGCTTTTCGTGTCGCAAATAGGACTGAAATTGAGAACAATATTAAATCCCACCCAAAAATCAAGCGCCAACTTCGCACGATTGAAGTCGCAGGTAAAAACAAAACCGAAATCATCGCATATGACAGCACCAATTTCACGATTGCCCGCCTTACAAAGCACATCGAAGGCATTATTCACGCTACAATGTATAATGTGGAAAACTTCAATCGTCTCCTTCAACGCAATCAAGAATTGGAGGCCGAGAACGCGAAGCTTGTCAATGACCTCGAATCGAAAAAGAAGGCGATTCATGAACTCACACTCGCCAATAATGAGCTCAAAGAGAAGACCGCACAACAGTCGCAAGCACTTCAAATCGTCGCAAGCGAAAATGAATCTCAACACATTCTCCTCCCCGATAATGAACTCACGCAAAAGTTCGACCAATTCGTCGCGACATGCTGTATTGTGCGCCCAGATGTTGAAGAAGAGTCGGTGAATCTTGAAGGTCGATTCCGTCTATGGTCGCATACGAAACCAACAAAAGAGACCTTCCACGCATTGAAGCATTATATGGACGTCAAGTTCAAACCCAAGCGTATCGACCGTATTCACGGCTATCAAGGTATCAAATTGAAGACAGTGGAATACAAGAAGGTTGTCGCAAATGAGTCCGAAAATCCAGCACAATTCAGCGTTGAGACATTTATATTCCAGTGCTGTAAGTTCTCTGACCGTGGCAAAATCCTGAATTCTACACTTCTGAAAGAGTATCAGCAATGGAAAATCTCTGTGGGACAGACACCCAGCGAAAACGACATGAAGAACCTGAAGACGTATTTGAATGCGTGTCCGAACGCACTTAAGGCGACGATTTGGGCTGAAAATCAAATTTCCAATGAAGGCTTTTACGGCGTATCGCTAAATGAAAATTATTACACGATGACACAAGCCGTTATTCAAGAACAGGGTGCAAACGCTATCATCGGCGTCCAACTTTCAACCACCGGCAAGAAGGTGGAAAAACGATTAGTATCGTCAAATCAAGTCCTCAAAACGTGGAATACAATCGCGAAAGCCGCCGCCGATGAAGGTTTCTCCACCGCCAAAATGAGCCGTAGTGTCAAAGACAAAACAGTCTTCAATGATTATTATTACTGTGTCGCGCAGTCCGTCTAAGTAACGAATTCACACGACTAGTAATAATAAACAATCATTTTATTATCTCTTGGATTATAATATTATCCTATCTTATATTATAATTCAATCTTCAATGAGAACTCTCCAACTTACGGTTCCGAAGACGATGTCTTCTACCGATTTTTCTGCTTCATCGGCTCCTGAAGCAAAGAATTCATCTCTTAGTTTTGGCGGTGGCTACAGCCAATCTAGTGGTTGGAATGCCAATGTTACATTTACCAAAAAATGGTAGATAAAATACTTTAGCATAGGTATACATTATTATTACGGAGATAGACGATATACCCGTAATAATAATGATTGGTTTCATTTAGAATATTGAAATACTAATCAACAGTATTCATGTCGTTCACATCAGCACCCGACAACCGCGATAACCCGTGGTCGTTATTCTTGTCCATCACGACATCATCGCTTTCAAAAAGCTCCTTGCGCATTTCCTCCACGGTCATCGTAACGGACGCAGTGTCATCTCCAGCATTCCAGATACCTCCACCGACACTCTCGACCGCGTCACTCACATCGCTGCTGCTGCTCGTGCTACTTTCCAGAAGGTCCTTCGGCTTCGAATCAATCAACCGCTCGCCATCCTTCGCCAACATTTGAGTGAGTTTGTTCCCACTCTCCTTCGCCAACTTGATATTCTCCTGAATCGCCTTCGCCTTCGTCTCTTTCACACGCTTGTCAAACTCAATCTTCGCCTGCTCCTCGTTCTTCTTCTTCTCCGCCATCAACTGGTTCAATGTCTCCTCCATATACTCGACACGACCAGTCTTATACGCGTCAGGGTGAAACGGCACCCACATTCCAACAGGGCCGACGAAGACGTCGTGGTTCGGGTCGACCTCACGCAACATCTGGCAACGCAATTCCGCCTCCTTCTGAGAGCCAAACACGCCACGAACCTTCAAACCGCGCACAGATGTCTGGAAGTTATGCTTCTCATTAAACTCGTTCTCAATGTCATCCTCGTGCTTATCTAAGAATGTCTTATACTCATCATAGATGTTCGTTTTCTGAAGGGTGTCTTTCTCTTCTTTAGCGAATTCCTGAAAATCGGCGGAGAGTTTGTCAAAACTAACGTGGTATTTAAATGCCGCGAAATTGAGAAACTGGATGAATTTCTCCATTGACTTTTGATAGTCCCAATAATGAAGAAACTTCTCGAAAAAGAAATGGTCTTTCTGCTTTAAAATGTGTTCTGGGGACACAAATGAAAGACACGCGAACTTTTGACCAGCAATCGGCTTATCTTCCTCGAGTAAATCGATATACATCGGGTTCGGTTGTCCGGTTTTAGTATGCTTGAGTTCTACACCAGAAGGAATGTCTGAAGACGACGACATTATGAAACAAAGATATTTATAATATTAGTATGGCATAGTTGTTTAAGTGATTTATGGCATTTTTCGATGGAAAAATACACCGATATTGCGAATATTAATTTCTTATCATTATTTATAATAAATCGTCCATATGTCCGGTGTTTTTGATTTAGGCGAACTCGTCAAGAGAACCATTAAATATTTGGTGGAAGGTGTGATGGTTGCCATCGCCGCCTACGCTATTCCCAAACGCAGCCTTTCGTTCGATGAGGTCGCGTTGATTGCGCTTACTGCCGCTGCCACCTTCAGTATCTTGGACACCTATGTTCCAAGCCTCGCTGTCTCGGCAAGAACCGGTGCTGGTTTCGGTATCGGTGCCAACCTCGTCGGCTTCCCCACCCCTCTCCGCGTGTAAATAGTGGTAACCACCCCTCTCCCACCCATGCAGCAGAGACGCTATAATATATGCTATATTTAGTATATATTACAGTATTGATAGATGATACCCGAATGGAATGATGTTCGAAAATGGATAGGCGCCCCTTCTCCCAAAAAAGAAAGCGGTGCTGTTACTGAACTGAGAGATAGATTCAACAATTATTATTATCGTATTGTTGAACGAGACCCTGACAATTACCGTATTCTTGTCGTGTGTTTGATTGTTTATATCATCGTGCTTCTTGTTCAGCCTACCCGGTATTATTGGTGGTATCCATCATTCAATCTCTCGATACCTGGGATAGGAACGGCTTTTCCAGAGAGCCGAAGTGAGGTGAATATCGTCATCAATGAATATATTATGAAGCGAATGCCAAGCGACATTGCTTTCTTTCGAATTACGGACATGAATGTTGCTGCCGCTTTTACAAATGTAATCAAGTCAGATGAAATGACCGAGGAGGAAATGACACGTATTATGACCGGTTCGCGCGTAATGTTTGTAATAAAGACACTGAAGTGGATATACAATCGTCCGCGACCTGCACAAATCGCCGCTGACTACATCAATGAGAAAAACGGGACACTGCTTCTTTCTGGCTCTGCCGATACACCAGCATATCCATCTGGTCACGCCGTCCAGACCTACTACTTGGCGAAAATACTCGCCCGTCGTTTCCCGGCAAAGACCCAGGCCGTTATGGAAATTGCAACCAAATGCGCCAACATTCGTATTATGGCGGGGCTTCATTACCCGAGTGACCGCGACTTCGGGTGGTGGGTGGTAGATAGGTATTTGACGGACGGGTGAGTGAGTAGTTTATCTTTTCATCAAGTCCAACATATTTTTCTCATAATTTACATTTTTTCGTTCGATATCACTGTATCCAGGTCGTTGGATAATCGACATCGGTGTAATAAGATACCAGCGGTCAACACGCTGAAGGCGTTTCCAATACATATCACACGCGAACTGGTCTTTATTAAATGGGTTCGCAGTAAGACCAGCAACACTTTCCTCAAAATTCGCGATGAGTTTATCATAATATCGACTACACACAAGATAACATCCGGATGTTTGACAATTCAAAACACGAAAACATGTGGGTGGTTCCATTTTAAATGGTGGGAAATTATTCCCGGAAAAGAGTAGAACATCCCACTGGTCGTGAAAGCGTGAAAGAAACGAATTTACCTGTTGAACCAATACTTCTGCATGAATGAACATTGCGTCATCTTCAAATATAAGAACATGATCCCATCCATTTTTTTTCGCAAGACGCAAACATTCCAGATGGCTCATCGAACAGCCAAGCGCGCCTTGTTCGTGCTTTATGGCCGAAAATCGCGAAACAGGATAGAATAAAAAATCGGCTGGATGCAATCTGCGAAGGTCTTCAATCTGTTTCTCAAAGATTACACGGCGGTCGTTTCGAGAGTCAAGATTGATGTAAATCGCGTGCTTGATGTCACCGAATTTATTGAGCATAATATATATATAATTATTATTTATAATTATAATTTATAATAAATCTTTAAGCTTAAATCATACTTAAAGTTGTTATATATTTTATACTATACTACATAATGATAACCATAACGATTATGGGTGGATTGGGTAATCAACTCTTCCAAATATTTACAGCAATTGCCACTGCTCTCCGGAATCGCGACACCTTCTTTTTTATGAATCACGAGATTTTGGATTGCAATCCAGGGCATCCTCGATATACACACTGGCAAACCATATTGACTGGATTACGGCAATATCTTACTCCGAGTAATGATGTCACTGATAAAATGTTCCGGTCATTGCCGCGATGGGATGAAATCGGGTTTCCGTATAGACCCACGCCGTCAGAAACAGTGAAATATACAAAACCACTTCGCCTTCACGGGTATTTTCAAAGCGAATTGTATTTCAAGGATAAATATGATGAAATTTGCCGGATGATACATCTACCCGAACAACAGAACGCAATAAAACAGACGTATGCCAATGAAGAATGGAGCTGCGATTACAGGGGCAGTCCTAATAAAACGCGAACACTGGTGAGCGTGCATTTTCGTATTGGTGATAGTGTCCAGAATTTACATATTCACCCCGTAATGGCGGTAGAATATTATTATCGCGCGATTTCGTATATTGTCGCGGGCGCGGGTGCAGGTGCAGGTGCTAGAGATTTCACATTTCTAGTATTTTATGAGCCGTGCGATAAAGCGATAGTTGAAAAAAATGTGGCAGAATTACAAGAACGATGTCGCGTATTATTCAGGAGCGACAGCGACCACGACCGCGTTACATTTATCTTCGTGAGAGATACAATTCCCGACTGGCAGCAAATGCTACTTATGAGCGTATGCGACCATAATATTATCCCCAATAGCACATTTAGTTGGTGGGGTGCGTATTTCAACGCGAATCCTGAGAAAATTATATGCTATCCGAGTATTTGGTTTGGGCCGGGTGTTTCACACGATACGCGGGATTTATGCCCGAAGTCGTGGACAAAAATAGAAGCATCCGTAATGACAACCCTACCACTAATTCATAGGTAATCTTTTTACACATAGTATGTATATTCGACGTCATTGATGTCTACGCGACAATATACATATGCTCTCTCAAATGATAGTATCGACTTCATTTTATCCCACCCGAGTGTGGCAGCAGCAAAACTACGAATTCTAGAGAAGGGTGCTTCTTCCGAATACTTCACACTTCCATTGACCACGACGCTTCGAATGGAGTTATTTGAAACAATGGGGCTTCAGTTATCTGCGGTATCATCGATACCAATGCGTTGGATTGTTGGCGATACACCCATGCATCAGGACCACAGTGTCGCTGATTTTACGAATACTTATTTAGTATATTTGACGAATAGTCCGGGGAATTTGGTCGTAGACGGTGTGTCGTATCCCATCCGGCGCGGTTATGGTTATGTTTTTCCGGAGGGACTTGTCCACGAAACGGTGGGGACGCGCGATGTCACCGCTGCTAGCGCCGCCGAACCGCGTCTTTTGTTGGGCCCGATGAGCGAGATGGGGTTTGCTGTGGGTGCTCCAGGATTTTATCAAGAAGGCGGAACAACTATATATGTTCGTCAAACAGCAGTAGGGCAAGCGATTGAATTTAGCAGCGACCAAACGGATTGGTATGAAATATACTGGCCCTGTCACATACAAAATACAAACACGTCTTTAGGCATTCTGACCGTCGAATTCATAACGGATATTACAATTGACACGACGATTGGCGGAAATAACGGATATTTTGTCGCGATTTCGGAAAATATTCAAGTGGGGTCGAGAGTGCTGAAAACCGACGGGACACGACCAGTTATTACGATTGACGGAGTAACGAATTACGCAGGGGCTGTCCAAAATGGAACAGGTAACGGAGGCGGTGCTAACGGATACAATAATATTTTCGTAATGAACCTTGAAATCCGTGCGGCGAATGGTGCACATCTCGAAAATGGCGGTGGATGGTTCGGCCAAGGACACTTCGGGAAAAATACAACCACTTATTCAAACATCTTTATAAACTGTCACTCTACAGGAGTTATAAGTAATAATAGCGGCGGTATCGTCGGGCATTACTGTGGGCCATTGAAAATCTCCGCGTGTTCGTCTACCGGATCGATTGATGAATTTGGCGGCGGTATCGTCGGTAGTCATTCACCCTCTACGTCCGGCTCGCTTCGCTGTGAATCTTGTTGGTCGACCGGAATAATTGGACACAATGCTGGCGGTATAACGGGACGTTCCACGAGTAGTGCCATCATAATGAATTGTTATTCAACGGGCGCTATCACAGAAAACGCCGGGGGGATTTCCGGGCACGAAACCGGCGGAAGCGGCTGCTCCGTAAGCGATTGTTATAGCACCGGTGCAATTAGCGACCTTGGTGGAGGTATTATTGGAAGCGACTCTGGTGCTATCACTGTCTCCAATTGTTATTCTCTCGGCGCGGTGTTCGCGACTGGTGGTGGCATTATGGGAAGAGTGCCCGGTTCAAATTCCACGAATAAATCGATTACGAATTGTTATGCCACCGGAACTACTCAACACACACACGGTTATATCGTCTCCAATTATACAAATGTAAATACCAATCTCACGGTTCATACCGGCACAATCACACTCGAGAATAATTACTCGGAGGCGGCGAATTCGAGTTCAGGGTGGAATAATGTCCGTGCGAATACAGTGCTAACCGGGACGCCGGTTTCGGCGAGTTTTCCCGTCGGTGGAAAATGGGTGTATGCTGGCAACAACACGCCATATGAGCTCTATATGATGGGACATACGCCTTATACGCAAACCGTTGTTATCGGGCCAGTGACATCTCCCGGAATTCGGCGGTCGTTTATTGCGTCGGCGGTGGTCGAAGCTGGAACATCCACCTCGGCAGCAATCATATCTGGTCGGTCATATTCTATAGTTCAAATCGCGAAGAACGGTGTTGGAGTCGGGTCGTATCCCACGATTACAATGAACGCGACGACCGGAGCAGTTGCCACGGCACGAGAGACAGCGGTAGGAACATATACGATAACACTTCGCAATAACGGTAGTTATCATATTACGGTTTTAGTATTCACAGTGACAGAGGCGGCATCACGGCCTTATAATCCGTGCCGTTTTTTCGGTTTATTTACGAATAACGCGCAGGTGTTTTATAAATCACATAGTCTCGCAAGTGGCGGGGTGGGGACAGTCCGTAATTATAGACGAAAGGCACGGCGGACATAGTTCAGTCGATAATCATCAATAAACGATAAACGACCCATAATTATATAGATGAATATATTATAACACGAATGCCGAAGCAAGGAAAGAAATCCAAACGCCAAAAATCGCGTTCATTGAAACGAAGGAATGTGAAATCAAGGAAGATGACGAGGGGGGGGGGGGATGTTTCAAAAAACAGAAATTGGTACAAAAAAAACCGGAACAGCAAAATTTATGAAATTTCCTATTAAAGTTGGCCCAGATGGACCCCCCAAACCACTTGAATATCCTATAGAATATACAATTACAGAGATTATTGAGGATAATAGTGTTGCTCGTATTAAGATTAGCAAAATAAATCATAATGAAACGAAAGGTGATTCGGTCATATATATTAAACAACCAATACCGCCAAACGAGAATTATAGTCTTTCCGCCCATCACACGAATAGTAATATTATCATGAAAAATGGTGAAATATATATGTTAAGTGAAATAACATCATTAAATACCCCCCCACCTACGGCGTCGGAATAAACACCCAATCAAATTCCAGACATATCTGTTTCCATATCTGGTCTTGTTCTATCCGCTTCTCTCGGTCTTTCAACATCGGAAAGAATGGCAGGAACTCGTGCCGTCCAAGCAGTTCGCACAATTTATACACCGTATAATAATAATTCAGGAAATTCACCCGGTCGTCGGGGCAAAATTTCGCATACGGACCCTGGATTTCCATAAAGAGATTACACAACCGCTCTTCCAAGTCAGGAGTCATAACTGGAGGTTTAATCCCCAACTTATCTTTAATAAATGGTATGTGCTCGTAGTATTTATTAAACCCGAGTTTTTTCATAATCTCTTTTGCTTTCTTATCTGTGAATTGAGAGATTTCAATCCGCTCCTTCTTGATTTGTTGTTTGATGCTTTCAAGCACATGGTCAGGAATCGATGTCGTCTCTTTCGCCTGAAACTGAGCGAGGATTTCGCGAAAATGATTAATGCGTTTATATGCATAAAAGCACGCCTCTTTAGGCGGTTCCTTATACGACGGCTTCTCATTATCAATAAGAAATACGACTTGTTTAGAGCATTTATTACACACCATAATTCCTTCACTTTCAATCGGAATCATCTCGCCTTGACGACAGAATTGACATATATCTGTCGAATACACGTATTTAGAAACATCCATATAATTCTGGTCGATACTCGCCATATACTTCTCCACATTATTGTGCTGATTTTTGAATAATTCCTCCGTTTTCTTCGCTTCTGGTAGATTGAAGAATGCATTTAGGGACTTTGTTTTCATTGAACCGCCGTTTGTAATTGTTTTTTTGGTTTCGAAATATTCGAAGATATACTCGCTATTATTTAGGTAATAATTCTTATAATCTTGTTGGTGCTTTTTAATCGTGGCAGTTATTTCTTTGATACGGTCGCGAAGTTCGAGACATTCGTCGATTGCCGTTTTATGTTTAGAAGGTTCGGGGGCGCCATCACTATGGCCGCCGCCACCGCCGCCACCGCCGCCGCTTTTAAGAACAACCAATCGTTCTTTTAGGGAGTTTCTTTCTTTCTCGAGTTCCGGAATAATTGTATCTTGTATATATTGAAACTCGGTCTGTAGCTCTTTATGCTTACTATCTAGTGTAGTTATGCTCCGCTCGTCAAGAATAATCTTTTTAGGCGGTTTATACTTGAATAATGACATTTTGAATATCCGTTGCCACCGCCGTCGCCGTCGCCTCCACCGTTGTATATATAAAGTTTAGCAAATTTGTTTAATTCGTATTCGTTGAATTCTTTTCGTTGAATGTGTCAATTTCCGCGATTTTTTTTCTTTTTCAATAGTATAACAAGCATTTTATAATGGGTGGAGGACTTATGCAACTTGTCGCCTATGGCGCCCAAGACGTTTACCTGACTGGTAACCCCCAGATTACTTTCTGGAAGGTTTCCTACAAGCGTCACACCAACTTCGCCATGGAGTCTATCGAGCAGACTTTCAACGGCCAGGCTGACTTCGGTCGCCGTGTGACCTGCACCATCTCCCGTAACGGTGATTTGGCTTACCGCACTTACCTTCAGGTTACTCTCCCTGAGATTAGCCAGTCTCTCAAGAACACTTCCGGTGGAAACGTCTATGCCCGTTGGCTCGACTTCCCCGGTGAGCAGCTCATCTCTCAGGTTGAGGTTGAGATCGGTGGCCAGCGCATCGACCGCCAATACGGTGACTGGATGCACATCTGGAACCAGCTTACCATGTCCACCGAGCAGCAGCGCGGTTACTTCAAGATGATTGGCAACACCACTCAGCTTACCTTCATCACCGACCCTTCCTTCAACGACATCGATGGCCCTTGCGATGCCAACGCTCCTCGCCAGGTTTGCGCTCCCCGCAATGCTCTCCCCGAGACCACCCTCTATGTCCCCCTTCAGTTCTGGTTCTGCCGCAACCCCGGTCTGGCCCTTCCCCTCATCGCTCTTCAGTACCACGAGGTCAAGATTAACCTTGATATCCGCCCCATCGAGGAGTGCTTGTGGGCGATGTCCTCCCTGAACAACGCCAGCGCCACCTCTGCCGTGAAGGTCACCTCTGCCTACAACCAGTCCCTCGTCGCTGCCTCCCTCTACGTCGACTACGTGTTCCTCGACACCGACGAGCGCAGGCGTATGGCCCAGAACCCCCACGAGTACCTCATCGAGCAGCTCCAGTTCACTGGTGATGAGTCCGTCGGTTCCTCTTCCAACAAGATTAAGCTCAACTTCAACCACCCCGTTAAGGAGCTCATCTGGGTCGTCCAGCCCGACAAGAACGTCGACTACTGCTCTTCTCTTGAATCTGGTTCCGTTCTCAACCGCCTCCTCGGTGCTCAGCCCTTCAACTACACCGACGCCGTCGATGCCCTCCCCAACGCCATTATGGCCTTCGGCTCCCACGACGCCGTTGTCGCCACCACCGGCTCTTACATCAACGCCTCCGGCCTCTTCAACGACGCTGGTGCCGCCGATGTTTTCACCACCCAGACCTCTTGGTGGCAGCTCGGCACTGACCAGGCCGCCGCCGCTAACTACACCAACTTCGCTGGTGGTGCCTCTGGTGTCTCCGATGCTGGTACTTTCGTCCTCACCGAGACTTCTCTCGATATGCACTGCTGGGGTGAGAACCCCGTCGTCACTGCCAAGCTCCAGCTTAACGGCCAGGACCGCTTCTCTGAGCGTGAGGGAACTTACTTCGACCTCGTTCAGCCTTGGCAGCACCACACTCGTGCGCCCGATACCGGTATCAACCTGTATTCCTTCGCACTGAGACCCGAGGAGCACCAGCCTTCCGGCTCGTGCAACTTCTCTCGTATTGATAACGCTACCCTTCAGCTTGTTCTTTCCAACGCCACCGTTGAGGGAACTAACACTGCCAAGGTTCGCGTGTATGCCGTGAATTACAACGTTCTTCGTGTGATGTCCGGTATGGGAGGCCTGGAACATGTATTAATGGCGATGTTGATGTTCATCGTATTAGTTTCGAACCAGGGCCGAAAAGTGTCCTCCTGTAATCATTTGAGCTCTGATTACAGTAAACGAGTTGCGTCCTCAGTATCATGTTTTTAATGATATAACCAGACCAGACACTAGTGATTCCGATGATGATAAGTCGGAGTTGCGACGTACCTTGTTGTTCTGGGAAGCCTTTAGAGTTCAAAAGTACCAAGCGTGTATCCGAAAGGAGCACGTGGCCAAGAGTAGAAACTTGGGTATGGTAATAATCTTTGAAATTAGGTGACCAGCATACCGACGATCTAAGGGCGCTAAGCAAAGCCTATGATCGGGTGTCAGAGACTGAACGGGTATGGGTCGTTGATGAAGGTGTAAGCAACCTGAAGCGGCTCAAGATACAGTCCGGCCCCTAGTGAAAATTAGGGGAGAATCCGTGCGTATTCGAACTAAAATTCGTATATGTTTCCATTATATAAACATCAATTTCTATTTTATGTTTATCGCAAGATAAATATAAAAAATTAGTCCTTTCGTATTAGTTTCACACGATATTCCAATGTCGTTCAGCGACATTCAGTCACAATCATAAAACAACTCTATAATTTCAACCGTCTTCTCCGTCGCGTTGTCTGGGTTCGTCCAATATTCTACTTGTTCGCGCAACCTCTCCAAGCGCGATTCCCATTCTTTCTCCTTTGATTTCTTCACTACACAAATGCCTTTTCCATTCACACCCCAGCACGAAGTAATGCTCTCACCATTCGCATCCGTATACTCGTCGGGGTTAAACCGAATGAATACAATTGGTTTATGGCCCACATCTTGAGATAACTCCATTATTCGTTTATTTTCGCAGGAGCAGTCGTAATTCGCGTGGCAGTCCTCATCCACTTCCACTATAACAACTTGATATCCCAAGTCAAGAATCATGTCAGGTCTGCGACGCGAACAACCATCCGTTATTGTTTTATCGGCAACCCAACTGAAATCGGGAAAATGTGAAGTGATGTATTCAACAACATAGCGTTCTTTGGTTTTGTAGTTCCGAGAGACTGGCTTGTCTGGGAAAAGATGTGTGAAACAATGAAGACAGTAACCGTCGTATTTGTCGGTAAGAACAATTAATTTACACCACGAACTATTACATGTTTTGCTTGTAATATTTATCATACCTTCTAATGAATGTTTCATACAATATATTGGAGTTTTTGAACCTTCAAAATTATAATTTGGACGTATATCACAATCGGTATAAATACATCTTTTATTTGTAATATTTACCATGGTATCTAATTTATGGGTCATACAGTATAAAGGTAGTTTTTCACCATATTTGTTATAATTTGCTGTAATTTTACATCCAGGATAAATACAATATCTTCTATTAACATTAATCATACCATTTAATTTATGAACATTACAATACAACCCGTTAGATTCACTTTCATTATTAAAACACGCTGTAGTTTTACATTCAGGGAAAATACATACCTTACTAATTACATTACACATGTTATCTAGTTTATGTATACTACAATATAACGGCGTTTTTTCACCTTTTTTATTATAACTTGGTGTTATTTTACAATTAGGGTAGATACAATGTTTGTGTTTGAGCGGTATCATACCATCTAGTTTATGAACACCACAATATAACGGTGTGGTTATACCTTCATAATTATAAGTTGGCTGCGTTTTACAACCACTATGAATACATAGTTTACTAATAACATTTATCATATTATCCAACTTATGACTATTACAATATTTTGGTTTCATTTCACCTTCATAGTTATAACTTGGTTGCTTTTTACAATCTTGGTAAATACATACTTTATTTTTTACATAAATCATATTATCTAATTTATGAAGACAACAATATAATGGCTTGGTTTTACCATCATGGTTATAAGACGCAGATATATTACAACCACTATAAACACAAGTATTCCGTTTAATACTTACCATTCCTTCAATTCGATGAATATTACAATACCCACCTGTGGTTTCACCTGTATTATTAAACGCGGGTTGTATCCCACACCTCACCCCCTCCTCATCCACAAAAGCACACTTCTTCGGCATTTCACCCTACTTATAAATCCACCCCACCTAATTTAATTTCAATTTTCTCTCAAATCAAAAAATTGAAATTGTTTATTCCATTTCACCCTAATCCATACACGGCTATACATTCGTTCGGCTTCACTTCGTTACGCCATGCTCCAATTCCAATCACAACACGACTATATCACCCAAAAATACGGCTCCACCGACTCCGCCACCACCGCCACCGCCTCCGTCTCCGTGACCTTCAAACCCGGCCACACGAAATCTCTCGGACGCACCGCCAACCAAATGAAAAATCCTCTCTGGGAAATCACAAACTCCCAAACCGGCGATGTCACATCGGTTATTATGTATTGTGAACCAAACGAATACTGTGAATTGTGCCCCACGAGCTACCAAAAAATACTGGAATACGAGGCAAACCACAACAAAGGTGAGAAGCTGACCTGGTATAAAACTGCAAACGGATATATTTCGTGCCACAACAATGTATTCATCCATCAAGTCATTATGAACACGTGGGGAAACGGAAAAGGGACGAGCATCGTGAGCGTCGACCACCTTGACCGAAACCCAATGAACAACCGATACGACAATTTGCGCATTGCCACGATGCAAGAACAGCAAAAAAACAGCAAAGGAACTGCCGATGACGGAAGCAAACGCGAGAGAAAACACAATGCTCGCGCTCTTCCTGCAGGCATCACCCAAGACATGCTAAAGAAATATGTGGTATATTATTTCGAATGGTTAGATAAAGAACACACACGGTCGAGAGAATTCTTCAAGGTTGAGAAACACCCCAAACTTGAAAAACCGTGGATGACGAGCAAATCCGAAAAAGTATCGCTCTTACAAAAATTGGAAGCCGCGAATAAGGTTGTAAGCGATTTGGAAAAGGGCATCTTCCCCGAAGATACTGCGCCCGCGTCGGTGCTCCCGAAGTATTTATCGCTCGTAGTTGTGCGCGAAAAACCGCACTTGGTATATGAACGACGACGTGATGGTGGTCGGGAAGTAATGCGGATGGTCTTGCCTCAAAATTATACAATCGAAGATGAAATCGTGAAGATGAAAGAGAAAGTAGAGGCGAAATACGGGGCGGGGGCGATGGATTGACATAACGATGACATCCTAGTAAACCAATCAATAATAAAATTGAAATATAAGTATTTCTATTTCCGGCCAATCACATCATCAACCAATCATATCAACCACGACGAACAATGCGACCACTCCGACTTGTTCCCCCAACCGACCTTATCCCCGGAAAAATGTATCTCATCCGCGAAAAACGACCGGAATTTGCCCACCTGAATAGCAAAGGCGTGTTTGTAAAAAATGATTATCCACCTTCCCAGCATTATTGCACGATAAGCCACTTCACGAACACGCAGGTTGCCAATAATGCACACTACATCGACCTCCGCCTGCAAGACGCGTATTGGAATTATTATGAAGCCGACGCGGTTGAACGCGCCTACATCACCGAAGCACTCCGCAGGATAACAGGCGACCCGGATTTCATATTTGACAACTACTAATAATAATCTAGTGGGTGGGATGATATTCTCGGCGTTATATATACTAAAAACTAAAAATGAAAGTCATCTTTATCGTTATTACCTTTATCACATTCATTATATTTTTTATGGAGGCACTTATCCATTTCAATATTGGAAAGAATGGCGAGCACAAACAACACGAATATATACGTATTAGCGACCAAATAAAAATTCACATTCCAGATAAAGATGAATTTTTTAAGATATTTAAAACTGTGTTGTTCTTTTCGACAATTACAGGGTTATTAAGCGCGTATATTATCAAACGGCACACTTAATTTAATAATTAAGCACATTATTACAATTCTATTTTGTTTGTTCACTATATAACAAAATGTCCGATGTAACCCCCAAATGTATAAAGCAAAATACAAAGAAGTATAAATCGCGTAGCTCTCCACCTTATTCTGCAATGGATTGTCAAGGTAAGACTATACCTGGGAATGATGGTGCAATGTATATATCAAAATCAAATAAACGAGGCATATATCGCTGGGTAAAAAATGAAAATTCAAAAAATAAAACAATGAAAAAACCGATAAGAACGGGAACGGGAACGGGAACGGGAACGGGAACGGGAACGGGAACGGGAACGGGAACGGGAACGGGAACGGGAACGGGATGTTTTACAGATTTGAAAAGAACATCTGCACCATTTTATAAATATGCATATAAGAAATCGATATTTGCCCCGGTAAATGTTTCAAAATTTTTACAATGTATTCAGCCTGGTATAGTAAGTGCTAAAGATATGAAAGTAAAACCAAAGTATATCTATGAAATTATAGACAATGGGGGGACACCTTTTCTAGTATTTGACTACATCAATCGTGTTGATGTTTATAACCAAGTCTATAACGCCGAATCAAACCAATATGAAATACAAGGTAAAATAATGGAGACAAAATATAATAAAATATTTGTTGGAGATAATGAATTAAATGCGCCCGATTATGACTTAAAAAAAGGAACAGGAAGAGGAAACACCGTCCTTTTACAAGTTGATAAGAATAAATACATATATATCGGCGACGGTATTCGTTCATTTACAACCAAAGAAGGCGATGTTATACAACAATATTATTCGCCCGTTGGAAATAATGCGGTCCCTTATCCTTATGCGTTAGGACAAAAATACGCATACTTACTACTAGATGATACATATATACCTCTTGAAATGTTTGACCTAACAAAAGACGTATATACGCAATATTATGGTTTCAATCTCGACAAAAAAGAACACGATGTATATCTTGAAAAAATTAAAGATAAAACCAAAAAATATCCAGTAAAAATACTGTTCAAACGATTTCACAAATAGTATAAATAGCCCTTTATTTTAATTCTTCACCACCCCCATCCCAACCATTTTCCACAAAACCACCGACACGACACTTCCGGCGATGAAACCGTTGCCAGCAGCTTCCAATGTCTTTCCGAAAAAGAAATAGGCGATGGCGGGAAAGAGGATATATGTGAGCACGGCGTAAAACGCCATAACGCCGGTGTATTTAGTGAGGTTGAAGTTCAGATTCATGTTCATTGTTGATTGTGGTTATGTAATACCGAGAGAATATAAAATTGAAATATTTTTCAATGCAACATCTAAAGGTATTGTGCTAGAATATAGAAAAAGAATGAGTCGCTCTGAAATTGTCAAAGAACGACCCATCCAAACCAAGGCTTTCGATAGCGTCACCAAACTACTTGAAACGCGGGGTGAATGTCTCGTGAAAATGTTTTGCGGGACAGGTAAGTCACGCGTTATGAAGCGTCTCATAATGGAACAGAAGAAATCTCTCAGCATCATCGTGTTTCCATCCCTCGCGTTGATTCGGCAATTCACCAACGATTATCTCCGCGATACGGAAACCAGAGTGTATGGAATAATGAATGTAAGTAGCGAGGAACTCAAAGATATAACAAGCACAACCGACCCCGCGCAAATCCATCACTTTCTCAACAACCCAAAAACGAAACATCAAAAGAAAATCATTTGCGTCACCTACCAGAGTTTAGATGTCCTTCTCTCGAGCATAGGTGATACAAAAATCGGGATTGCCTGCTTTGATGAAGCACATCGGACCACCAGTCCCGAAGCGAAAGAACTGGTCTATGGTGATGAATATCGCGCGAAATATGAAAAGCGGGTGTTCTTTACGGCCACACCGGTGAATGCGAACGGCATTACGATGTTTGACCGCGAACGCGACGAGATGGGAACACATGGCGACTGCGGACCTCTCGCATGCGAATACACATATTTACAGGGACTTCGTGATGCCATTCTCTCGCTGTTTGAATTACGGATAGACCTTTACACGCAAGACACGCTTGGAAATATGTATGAAAGCATCGCACGGGCCATCCTGACAACAGGGAATACGCGAGTGCTTACATTCCATACCGATGCTGCTGCGGAGAGTGATTCCGAAACATCCGTATTGCGATTCGTGGATAAGGCGAAATTCGTCGAGGCGTTTCGCGCGGTGTGTGCGAAGGAGTTTCCCGATAAGGCGGGGAAGTTCGCCGACGACCGCATAACCTTCACGGCAATCACTGCTGAAACCAAAAACAAGGACGCAATCCTTAGTGCGTTTGAAACCTGCTCCGATGATGAAATCTATATTGTCGCGTCGTGCCGAACGATTGGTGAAGGTGTGGATACGAAGAAGGCGAATATGTGCGTGTTTGTGGACCCGAAATCGTCGGTCATATCCATTATTCAAAACATCGGGCGCATCTGCCGCAAAATCGCGGGTAGCGAACGACAACCGGCGACGATTTTGATACCGGTTTGTATTGGATGGGAGAAATACCGCGAGGCGGGAGACGACCCCGAAGTCCAAGACAAACTGATACGAGAACAACTGAACGACCGAGAGAATGGTGATTATAACGCGATTATGAACATCGTTGCGGCGCTGAAACAGGAAGACCCTGAATTGTATGAATTGTGTTTGCGATACCCGAGCAAATTCACAGAGTCGGAGAGGAAACATGCGTTGGAAGAACAGGGGTTCCGTGTTTTAGAAGACGACGACGACGACGCGGGTGACGACGCAGAACCGAACGTCTTGTATCCCGAAGACATTGATGAATTGGTAGAAAACGGCGACCGGGTTGAAATCCACACTTCAAATGTAGATGTTCCGATAGTGTATCGGGGATTTGATGATGAAGCATGCGATGAAGAAGAAGAAGAGAGACCGATTCAGCGCTTCTATGAAGTAGAGGAAGAAAACGATGATGGTGAAATGGAAACGAGATATCATCGGATTGCACCAGTCAATGAAGAAGGCGAAGAGGAAGAGGATTCAAACAGACGCTTGAACCCGCCAAAGGCGACCAATCGCCCGAGAATGAATATCCACACCAATGATGAAATCAAACTGCTTTGGAAAATTGGGGATGTTGCAATAGGGGAACAATTCGGGTCGGGGGTGTTGGAATGCGAGGTGGAGAGGATGGATAGAGATGAATTGTGGATGGAGAAACATCAGAAGATGTGTGAGTTTATTGATGAGAAGAGGCGGGTGCCATCAACACATTCAAAAGAGCCAGAAGAAAAAAGATTAGCTGGTTGGGTTGGAACTCAAAAAGGCAATTATAATTCAAGTGGTGCAGAAATGAGCAAACGCAGAATGAAAAATCCAAACATATGGCAAATTTGGACGGATACACTTAATGACCCAAAATATTGCGATGCTTTGGCTGATTTTATTCAAATTTGGAAAAATAACCATCACAATATGTGTGAGTTTATAGATAAAGAACATAAGGTGCCGCCATCAGCAAGCGTTAAATACTCTCCCGAAATACAAAAATTAGGACGATGGGTTGGAACTCAAAAAGGCAATTATGACCCACGCGGTTCAGAATTCAGCACAAATTTAATGAAAAAACATCTTGAAATCTGGCAAATATGGAATGACACTCTTTCTGACCCAAAATACAACAAGCATTTATGTTTAGACCCAATTCAAGAATGGAAAAACAGACTTTATAAAACATGCAAATTCATTAATGATAATGGAAAACAACCATCGGTCATATCAAAAGACAAAGAAGAAATTACATTAGGTCATTGGCTTGTTAGTCAAAAAAAAAATTATCACGCAAGTGGTCCAGAAATCAGCAAAGATGGAATGAAAAATACAGAAATATGGCAAACTTGGACAAATACACTTGCTGACCCGATGTATAGTGAAGTGTTGGCTGATTTTATTCAAATTTGGAATAATAATCATTCCAAAATGTGTGAGTTTATTGAAAAAAATGGTTATAGACCATCTTCTACGTCAAAATGTCCCGAAGAAAAAAAAGTAGGTTCTTGGGTATGCAATCAAATAACTAATTATGATGTTAGAGGGTCGGATTATAGCAAAAGAACATTGAAACAAGCTGAAATATGGAAAATTTGGAACGATACACTTATTAATCCAATATATTGTGATGCCTTGGCAACACCGGTTCAAGAGTGGAAATCAAAACACAAAAAGTTGTGTGATTATATAAATAAAAATCAAAAAGGTCCTAAACAAACGGGGTCAAAAGACCCAGAAGAAAAAATATTAGGAAAATGGCTTTCACATCAAAAATGTAATTATGACCCACACGGACCTGAATTCAGCAAAAATATTATGAAATCAACCCCCGAAATATGGAAAATTTGGACGGATACTCTCGCAAACGAGATATATAGCGATTCGCTTGTATTGGACCCTGTTCAAGATTGGAAGAAACAACATAATAAGGTTTGCAAGTTTATTGACAAACACGGCAAAATTCCATCAACGACCACAAAAGACACAACAGAAAAAACATTAGTAAATTGGACTAATAGTCAAAAAAAGAAATATGACCCACGCGGTCCAGCGTTCAGCAAAGAGGGAATGAAAAATCCAGACATATGGCAAATCTGGACCGAAACAATCCAAAAATACCCCTGTCTGAAAAAACAAGGGCAGGAAACTCAATGCCCGCCTCCATCGCCCCCAATTCAAGAAACATCCCAATCAAAACCCAAACCCCGTCTCGTAATCAAAAAATCCCATCTCATCCCCAATCCGTCATTGGAATGTTCTGCTCCGGTTTCAACTCCAAATCCATCAACCCCCAAACGCGTCATCACCGATTCTCCCTATAAACTCACCGGTCGTGCGTGGGCCACGCAAAAATCAACCACAACCCACGAAAAGCTCCAGTCCAATCCCGCCGAATGGCGCGCGTATCACGCCGCCCGCGATATCAGTTTCCAAGGCTACGCCGACCAGTCTCAAATCCCGCGCAATCGCATCATCGCCCATCTCGCTAACAAGCGCAAGCATCGCCTTCGTATTCTAGACTTGGGCTGCGGTCGCAATAATATCGCGCAGCATTACGCTGATGTAGATAAAAACCATAAGTTCGCGATTCAAGGATACGACCATATCGCCGAGGAAGGAAGCGGTGCGCTCGTGGGAAACATCGCCGACCTTGCCGCGCAAGAAGAAGACGAAAGTGCCGATATTTGTATTTACAGTCAGTCGCTGATGGGCTCGGATTGGCGCAACTACCTCACCGAAGGCCACCGAATGCTGCGATACAACGGCGAGTTCATCATCTCCGAACACATTAAACTGTTGGACGATGTTCGTGCGGAACTCGGTCGTCTGGGGTGTAAGGTGGAAAGCGTCAATGCTGATGCGGGAGAGGCGGCGGCGGAAGCGGAGGATGCCGACGATAAGGTCGCGAAATGGTTCGTGTTGGTGGCGAGGAAGGTTTAATTCACGGAATATATATACGAATAAAAATACAATAATTTTTATTTGTATTGGGATGTTAATGTTTTTTAATCATCGCTTGTGCCCACATTTCACAATAACTTACACTATTACGAAAATGTTGTGTCTGTGTATGCCCGCTCACACCACCCTGTAACTCCCACCCTTCATTCAACATTTCATTCACGCGCTCGGTCAATCTACTCGTGCAATTCTCTAGTATAATCCTGTATTCCGTTTTAGTTGGTTCCTTGGTTATCGTTTCCATCATCGCCCATTCTCTCGCCTCCTCTTTCTGTTCCTTCTTGCTCTTGCCCTGCGTTGCTCCCATTAGGCTCGTTTGTTGCGTCTATGATAGAAGCAGGTTTGTCATAAAAGCATTCAATTTTATTCTCCGTCGTTTCCGCCCCCGTCCCCGCCTCCGTCCCCCATGCAC